CTGTTGTCTCGGGTGTTTTAGAAAGAACATCAAAATCAGAGACATTAATATTTTTTTTCGGATGTTTCATCAGTTTTTTATACTGAGAAATGGCATAACCTCCAAAAAACACGACTCCTTGTGATATGAATGTTTTTGTAATTGTATCATATATTTCTTTTTTTTTAACATCTTCATAAGGTGTATCCATTTCTCTTTGTAATTCAACGTGATTACAATCTATTTTTGTTATTGGATAATATTTGTTTAGTAATGTAAGACGTTTTAATACTTTTTCCCATCTAGAAATATCACCTGCAGGACGACTTAATTCTAGATGCATAGACATTCTTAGAAAATTAGGAGGAGCATAAAGTATTCCAGAAACCCGAATAGATTCTTTTTTGAGAACATTAAATATTTCTTTTGGAATGCTTGTGATATCTGCTACTGGAGTATAATTTACAAATACTTTATACGTTCCATTATGTATTCCTGATTTGGCTTCTACATCTTCAAACCCTTCTTTATAATAAATATTCGCTAATTCTTTGGCATCATTTATTGCATTAAAACTAAAAAAATCGTAATCTGGAATTGAAGTTTCTTTATCATAAAATTGTGCCTCTTTCGGTAGAATGTTGTTAATAGCTGTTCCTCCATAACAAATCAAATTTTTACGTTTCATAAAATTTTCTACTATTTCAATCATTTTAATCACATTTTCCGAGCTAACGATTCGTTTCCCCATTTTTTTGTCAGCTTTATCTACTGCTAAACGAAGAATAGTTAATTCGCAATCATCAAAACTTATATTTTTACCACATACTTTATTTAGTTTCATATTGTATTTATTATATATAACGTAGAAAATATATATAATAAGTAATTTACATAATAAAAAAAAATTTGTTTGTAAAATCAAAGATAAATTAAAAATTAATACTATAATAATCTGTGCTAGACGTTCTAGTTTCATATGATAATTGTTTATCTTGTGGTGTTGCTTTGTCAATCATAACTGGTTCATATCTTAATTTTAATGGTTTTAATACAAATGCATAACCAGCTTCATCGAAAAAAGAATTATATTGTTCTAAATAACTGTCTGTGTTTTGAAAACGCATAGCTGTCATTTGACATCCAGTTTCTCCTGTTACAATAGCACTCGGATTTGGAGGATTTACTCCATTTTCCGGAAATACAATACTCATACCTGTTTTATTAAAATCTTGTAATTCTGCCATATCTGGTGTATTTTTAACGTCGTAATAAGTAATAGCACGCATAAAAACAGAGTTACTAGCCATATTTACATATTCTAAAAAAGCCTGGTTTTCCACAAATGCAGTATTGGAGCGGTCTACAATAATGATAACTTTCCCCATTAAATCTAATAATGGAACAGAGCCTAAATTTGTTCCGTTTGTTTCAAAACTATAATCGCTACCAAGAAGAATAGAATCATAACTTTGTAAAATAGTTGCCGTATTTGTATACATAGTTTGATTAGAACTTTGGAATCGTAAATGAAGAATAAGAGGGTCGTTGTAGTTAGGAGCTGTTCCACTTGAAAAGGCATAATTTTTAATTGTGCTCATAACATCAGAAAAATTAACATAATTGAATGTTTCTTTGATGTAATAACTATTGGAGGTAGAAGTAGAAACAACTGGATTATTATCTATAGAATATATTTCCAAGTCTATACCTCTTACACCTTGTTTAAGAACATTTTTTAAATTGCAAATGTTTACATAATCGTTTTTGTAACTGCCACCACTACAAGCATTATAAGCTGTTTTAATATAATAATCTCTTAAATTTCCACTAGAATCAGGACTGCTAGGGTCAACAGAAGAAATATTTCCGTCTAATGTTCCATATAAATTAGTCATGTAATTGCAATTGCTTGTATTTAATCTGCGAATGTAAATAACACAAATGATTATAACTATAATAATAAGAATAATGACAATAAAAATGATAAACGATACAAAATTTTCTTTCATGCTTTCCATATCCATCGTGTTTGTAGGCATATTACTTATTATAAGGTATTATAAAAAAACAAATAATAAATAAAAAACAATTTTTAAAAAATAAATATAACAAATAATTTAATAAGAAATGGTTTAAAATTAAATATACATAATAATCATATGGCTGGTGGATTACTAAATTTAGTCAGCGAAGGACAGCAAAATGTAATATTAAATTCAAATCCAAGTAAAACATTCTGGAAAACAACTTATGCAAAATATACTAATTTTGGTCTTCAGAAATTTCGTGTGGATTATGAAGGTGCAAAATCGTTACATTTAACAGAAGAATCGTCTTTTACTTTTAAAATTCCTAGATATGGTGATTTATTGATGGATTGTTATTTGTCTGTTCAATTACCTACTATTTGGAGTCCAATATTTCCTCCTAGAACAGTTGTAAATCAAGATGGTCAAGAAACGTATACAAATTGGGCGCCATATGAATTTAAATGGATTGAAAATATTGGAGCACAAATGATTAGTAAGATTACTATTACATGCGGAAATCAAAAATTACAAGAATTTTCAGGACAATATTTATTATCTGTTGTTCAAAGAGATTTTCCTGCAGAAAAGAAAGCATTATTTGATGAAATGATTGGAAATGTTCCTGAATTAAATGACCCTGCAAATTCAGGCCCACGCGTGAATATGTATCCAAATACTTATTTTACAGATACACCAGGTGGTACAGAACCATCTATTCGTGGTAGAATTTTGTATATTCCTTTAAATGCATGGTTTAATTTAAAAAGCCAAATGGCGTTTCCTTTAGTAGCTTTACAGTACAACGAATTACAAATAACGGTTACTATACGTCCCATAAATCAATTGTTTAAAATACGTGATGTATTTGACCATCATAATAACTTTCCATACATAGCACCCAATCTGAACGTTTTTTACATGCAAATGCATCGATTTTTACAAACACCACCTGATGTAGCTATTGGTATTGATTCTTATTCAGATACACGTGCAATCTGGAATTCCGATATTCATTTAAATTGTACATATGGTTTTCTCTCGAATGATGAACAAAAATTGTTTGCTAAAAATGAACAAAAATATTTATTTAAACAAGTGAATGAGAGAATATTTTATAATGTGACTGGACCAAACAAAATAGATTTAGAATCTATTGGATTAGTTACAGGGTGGATGTGGTATTTACAAAGAAGTGACGCGAATCTGCGTAATGAATGGTCTAATTATAGTAATTGGCCTTATAATTATTTACCTAGTGATTTAATTCCGACACCTACTCAAGGTGTATACACATTATCTGACGGAACAACACTTGGCCCAGGCGTGAATCCAGATGGGAATTCAAGTCAATTAATGATGACAGGACGTTTTACATTACAAAATACAAAAGATATACTAATTACGTTAGGCATTCTTTTGGATGGGCAATACAGAGAAAATTTGCAACCTGCGGGTGTGTTTAGTTATATAGAAAAATACATTAGAACATCCGGAAATGCACCGCCAGGGTTGTATTGTTATCAATTTGGATTAAATACGTCTCCATTCGATTTACAACCATCAGGTGCAATTAACATGAATCGTTTTCACAAAATTGAATTTGAATTTACAACTGTCATCCCTCAATTAGACCCTTTTGCTCAAGTATTAACCATTTGTGACCCTCAAACGCAAGAAATAATAGGAATTAATAAACCTACTTGGAGAATATTTGAATATAATTTTAATTTTATTTTAATGGAAGAGCGAATTAATATGATTACTTTTGTCGGTGGAAATGCCGGTTTAGTATATGCAACTTAAGAAAACAAAGTTAGTATTAATAAAATTTTTTGTTTATAATAATATAGTATTGTATATTATGAGAATATTAGTTATGGTAATGTCTTGTAATCAACATTCCTCTTTATGGGATGAAATTATTAATAGACGTAGAAAAGATACATATATTTTTACTGGGGGCTCAGAGACTACATACATGGACAAAAAAAATCACGTATTACATTTAAAATGTAATGATAAATATGATGGATTACCAGAAAAAGTAATTACTATGATTGATTATGTTTTACATAACGACCATTTTTCAGATGTTACTCATATTTTAAAGGTAGATGACCATGATACAGGATTCAATAAAGAAAACATAAAAAACTTGTATAAAATACCGGATGTTCAGTATGGAGACTATATTGGTCAAAAACTTCATTTTTTTGATTTTGGAAAAAGAGCCGAAAGTAAATACCATTTTAGAAAAGTTGAAAAAAACTCTTATTGGCATAATAAACCGTACACTATAACAAATAATTTAAATTGGCTAGATGGAGGATCTAGTTATATACTAAGTAGAAAAGCAGCAGAAATTATAAATAACAATTGTAATCCTGTGATTTTTCACGCAAATAAAATAAATGAGTCAGAAATATATGAAGATGTAATGATTGCAAAAATTTTATATAATAATGATATACATCCTAAAAAAGTACATTATGGATTTATTGGAGATAAATAGAATTGTATTTTAGATATTCAATCATGTAAATAATCGTTCGAAGCTAGCGGTCCTTCATCAGAAAATTCTCCTGTAGTAGAATATCTTGATGGGTATTTCATTAGATAAGGATAGTCATTACATTCATATTTATTATTAAATTGACCTCTTTGTTGGTCAAAAGAAGTTCTCCATGTATTCACACCAAAGTTTGCTTGAACAGGTTTATCTAATTTATGTTTATCATGAACATATAAAGCTGCGGCAGAGCCTATATCAGACGTTAATGATGAATAGTTTGGTGTAACACCCATAGTTAGTTTCCCCGCATCATTATCTCCTGGAACACAATTATTTGTTTTTGATAAAGGTGGAGAATAAGGATTACAACCAGGACAATCTTGGTCAGCTGTGCATTGTTGACCTGTAATAGAACATCTTGCAGTTGGTCCACATTTATTATCGCAACTATAAGTAGTGTTTAGAGGCATAGAAACCGTTGCTGATGAGGAGGAAGCTTCTGTTTGTCCCTTAGTTGAAGTATTTACTGGTTCTAAATTATTTAGTTTATTTTGAAAACATTCTTTAATATAATCATTCTGTATAAGATAATTAATCCATGAAAATATGGTAAATAATAACAGAACGCTAAATAATACGAGATATATATAATTCATATTTTTAATCATATATATAATTTGCATAGACAAAAAGAAAAGAATACAATCCTAAATAAACGTATTATATTGTGAATTTATTTAGGATTAAATATTATTTTATTATAATAATGACTACACCGGCACCAACTATTAATAAAAGTAAAGATAACATAGTAACTAAATTCAAAAGTTTTATCCAAGTTGTTATTATTTTGATTATTCATGTATTGGTCTATATATGTATAGGAACAATTGTTCTGTATGCATGTAAAATTTCACAGTCAAATATTTTGCCAACTGATACAAATTGTTCCCCTTATAGCACAACACAATTTCCTACTTTTTATAGCCCTGATGACCCTGATAAACAAGTAGACCCAGCCGATATTTTATTAAATATATTTACCGCAATTGACCCTGTAACCAAAGAAAAAATTTCTCAAAAAATATCTTTTCCGTATGATAAAACAAATATGAAAAATTCAATCTTGGATATACTGACTATGATAAAAGAACATGGTTTTGGAATAACGAATTACTTTGTTTCCATTTTAGAAGAAATGATTGCTTTTAATTATTCCAACATACAGTTTGTATTAGGATTAGTAAACAAGATACTTCCTGAATCAGCAATTCTTCTTTTAGGACCTATTTTACTACATATGTTAAGTATGATTTTAATGTTTGCAAGTTATTTTTATGGTATGTATTTATGGTTTGCCAAAATGAGTTGGTTTTTTAAGACTAAAAGTAGTTCGGGTGAATGGGAAAACATTTCTTGGTTATTTAGTCCATTTAGTTATTTGTTTGGAATAGTGTTGTCGATAGTATTTTTTATTTTGTTTTTTGTTATCGCTTCGTGGGGATTAGTCGTGCTTGCGATGATTTCTGTTTTATGGTCTGTTTTTTCGATTGTTGGATACAAGGGACAAATGAATGGAGAGAAAGCAAGTTTTTTAACTGTACTTAAAAAAGTATTCAAATATCATAAGTCAACCATTACTATTTTTATTACCTTTTTAACGATACTATGTGCGTTGAAGTATATTGGTGCAATTGGAGGTGTATTGTGTTTGTTATGCGCTTTGATGTTTTATTTTGGTATTGTAAAATCTACGATTTATAAAAATGATGTTCCAACTAATTTATCTGGATTAACTTCTTATGACCAAGTGAAAAAAGTTTGTCCTAAGGCATCTAGTAACAGTTTTTTTTCATTTTTCTCAAGCGGTAACATTAAACAAAAAATAAAAGAAACGGCAGATAAATTAAGACCTTCTGTGAAAACATCAGGCTCTGCTGCTACTGCCGCCGATGTTAGTACGACTGCTACTCCTTCTGCTGACGTTACTCCTGCTCCTGCTGCTACTGCCGCCGATGTTAGTACGACTGCTACTCCTTCTGCTGACGTTACTCCTGCTCCTGCTGCTGTTCCTCCTGCTGAAGTTCCTCCTGCTTCTGATGTTGTTCCTGCTCCTCCTGCTGCTGAAAATGCAGCAACCGAATCTGCTGCTAATGTTACTAATAATTCTGGAAATGTGGTTGGAGGAAAAAAAAGAATAAATAAAATCAAATAATATAACAGAATGAAAATATAAAGGTAAATAATATAATTACTTATTATGAAAAATAAAGAAAAAAAAACGAAAAACAAAAATAAATATCCAAAAGTAAGTATATGCACACCCACATTTAATCGTAGACCATTCATTCCTTATATGTTGAAATGCTTTGAACATCAAACGTACCCAAAAGATAGAATGGAATGGATTATTATTGATGATGGAACCGACAAAATAGAAGATATGTTAGAAGGCATACCACAAATAAAATATTTTAAATATAACGAAAAATTAACATTAGGAAAAAAACGAAATTTGGCTCATGAAAAATGTTCCGGAGACATAATTGTTTATATGGATGACGATGATTATTATCCACCAGAGAGAGTAAGTCATGCAGTAGAAACGTTACAAAAAAACCCTCAAGCTTTATGCGCCGGTTCTAGTATTATGCATATTTATTTTAAACATATTGGAAAAATGTATCAATTTGGACCTTATGGAGAGAAACATGCGACTGCTGCCACATTTGCTTTTCGTAAAGAATTATTACAACAAACAAATTATCAAGAATCTGCATGTTTAGCAGAAGAAAAACATTTTTTAAAAGATTACAGTATTCCTTTTGTTCAATTAGATACTATGAAAACGATTTTAGTTCTCTCTCATGTACATAATTCATTTGATAAAAAAATATTAATTCAAGGAGGTGAAACACCTTTTGTAAAGATGTCAAATGTAAAAGTAGAAGATTTTATAAAAGATAAAGATATTTATACCTTTTATATGCAAGATATTGATACCTTGTTGAATATTTATGAACCCGGAAAACCTGAAAACAAACCAGATGTCATGAAACAAATGAAAGAATTGAATAATAGACGTGAGGCACAGATGAAAGAACACCAACAAAAGATGTTACTTCATCAAAAACAACAAGAAGAGATGAAACACATTCAACAAATGAATCAAAATAAAAAAATTGTCAACGAAACAAACGTGGTAATTGAAGAATTAAAAATGGAAAACACATTATTGAAAAATAAATGTGAGTATTTAGAAAACAAACTCAAGAAAATGATACAAGAAATGATTGAATTGAAGAGAGAAAATAAATGAAGTAATATATAAGTAAACTATATAAAGAATTCAATCTATATAGTTTATTAAGGTTTGGATATGTTGATAATGGATCACGAAAAGTATATGGACCCACGTGAAGAAAATGATTGGGATGATAACCACGAAGGGTTGGATGATTTCAAGAAATTGGATAAGGGATATTATAAATTGTATAAAAAAATGATGGACCCTGTAAGAAGAAGAGTTAAAAAAACTGCTATTGAATTGTATGCTTCTGGACAGCCCGGTTCAAATATTCGTAATGCAGTTACTGGTGAATACACTAAATATGTTGTTGGTAAGAGTGAAGATGAGAATGCATTCTTCAAAGTGAGTATTGCAACAGGGGAAATTACTAAAGGCAATAGATTATTTTTTTATAATTCACCGTCAGAGTATGAAAGACAATTTAACACTATTCTTTCACAAAATATTAAAAATGAATGGGAAAAAAAGCATGATGTCTAATTTAGCGTTTTCTTGTATTGTTATTATTGCGTTTTTTCTTTGAGGTAAATTTTTTATACTTCCTTTTTTTTGTATAACCTCTTCCTTTTAATATTTTTTTCAAAAACTTTTTTTTTGTCATTTTATTTTCAGGAGGTGGCGAACCTTCGGGTGTACGAGGAAGGAATTTAGGCGGTGGTCCATCAGGACTACGAGGAACGAATTTAGAAGGTCCATCAGGACTATGAGGAATGAATTTAGGAGGTCCATCAGGACTTTGAGGAAGGAATTTAGGAGGTCCATCAGGACTATGAGGAATGAATTTAGGAGGTCCATCAGGACTTTGAGGAAGGAATTTAGGCGGTGGTCCATCAGGACTGTTAGGGCTAAATTTTTTAAGCGGAGGCGGTGGTCCATCAGGACTTTGAGGAATGAATTTAGGAGGTCCATCAGGA